TCCTGAAGATTCTGAGCTGGCTGATTCGGACGATTTAGTTTTTGCTCCTTCCCCTGCAATGACATCACCAACACAATCAACTCAATCAGCTTCGGTTACACCGCCACCAGCGACTGTTCCAGCTCCATTAACTAACGATTGTCCTTTTTAGGATAATCATCACATAGCGGCTTTCATCGGCCGTTTTGTTATATTTAAAGAAAGTGGTTGACAACCACTGATATTTTTGATATAATGGTATTACAAATTGAAAAACTGAAACTTACCAAGGAATATAATTATGCAAATTTCAGAACAAACCCGTGATATTTTAAAGAATTTCGCATCAATCAACGAAAGTATCCTGCTTTATAAGGGTAATTCTATCAATACTACGTCTAATGCTGGAAATGTAATGGCAAAGGGAACAATTTTAGAAGAGTTCCCAGCTGAAGCATGTATCTATAATTTAAATGAATTATTGAATACTCTTAGTTTATTCGTAGACCCAGATCTGGAGTTTAATGAGACCCATTTGACACTATCAGACTCAGATTCAGCCCTGAATTACTTCTTTGCGGATTCATCTTTGATTGATATTCCTACCCAGACTCCAAATATGGATAAACTAGATAAGGTATTAGAGTTTACTTTGACTTCAGACGCACTATCATCATTGCTAAAGTCAGCAAATGTCATGTCATTACCTGACCTTATTCTAGTTAATGATGATACAGGACTTGTACTCAGGACTACGGACTCTAAAAATTCAACATCTAATAACTATGGAAAGACTGTTGGAGATTCACCAGCCGACCTTGTAGATTTTGAGTTTAGATTTCGTACTGAAAATCTGAAAATGGTTGCAGGGGATTATACAGTTACCATTTCAGGGAAAAATGGTAAGTATATATCTCAATTGGTTAATTTGAATACCGATTTGACATATTGGGTTGCCCTTGAGCCAGGCAGCAGGTGTGAATAATGGATACTAATTGCTGCTTTTGCAACGAAGATCCGCGTGAATTAAGGGGCCAGAGGTTTGACAATCTGACTATTGGCAAATCACTTCACATGAAATGTTTACAGAAAGAATTTATCTTAAATAAAATCTCAAATAAAGATAACCTTTCGCATGAAACAAAAATATTATGCAACCAATATCGTGATTTGATTCAACGTGTTGCACCTGAATTTGAGGGTTTTAAATTATGATAACCGGCCTTTTGGTAGAAGATTATAGACCAAAAACAATTGAAGACTGTATATTACCAGCGAGCCTTAAAACTCAATTTAAAGAGTTTATAGCAGCAGGCGAAATTCCATCATTATTATTATCAGGAAGGCCAGGAACTGGTAAAACGACTGTAGCTAAAGCATTATGTAATGATCTGGATTGTGATTATATCATGATTAATGGATCGGAAGAATCTGGAATTGACACACTTAGGACTAAAGTGAAGAACTTTGCTTCTACTGTGTCATTACTAGAATCTACTGCCAAACATAAAGTTATTATACTTGACGAGGCAGATTACTTAAATGCTAATTCAGTTCAACCAGCACTCCGTGGCTTGATAGAAGAGTTTTGGAATAATTGTAGATTCATCTTTACGTGTAATTTTAAAAATAGAATCATTAGTCCATTACACTCTAGGTGTTCTACTATTGATTTTGATTTTGGTAAAGCTGAAACACCCAAATTAATGGCCAATTTCTTTATGCGGGTTAAGTCTATCCTAGAAGAAAACGAAATAAATATTGAAGAAAAGTCTCTGGCTGAGTTTATAAAAATCAATTTTCCTGATTTTAGAAAAACGCTGAACGAGATTCAGAGATATGCTAGTGGCGGATCTATCGATTCTGGTATATTAGCATCAATGGATGATTCTAAATTTCGTGAGCTGGTTGGATTCTTATCAACAAAGAATTTCAAAGAAATCCGTATGTGGGTCGGTGAGAACCCTAGTTTAGACCAGGCGACATTGTTCCAGAAACTTTATGATAACATATATGATTATGCTAAACCCCAGAGTATCCCACAGATAATTCTTATATTGGCAGATTATCAATATAAGGCAGCATTTGTAGCATCACCTGAAATTAATTTGGTAGCATGCTTGGTTGAAATAATGGTGGACGGGGAGTTTAAATAATGATTTATTTATGCAGTGTATATTCTGTTAACAACGCTAGTAAAGAATTAATGCAAAGAAGATATGAATATGTTAGAAAGAAAACAGCAGAATTTTTAATGTTGCATGTTCCAATATTCTCACCTATTGTACACTGTCATGAAGTTGCTAAACATTTTGAATTACCTAAAACTTGGGAATTTTGGAAAGAGATTGATTTTGCATATTTGAATGGTTGTACCACAGTATTTGTTTTAAAGATGCCACATTGGAAAAAGAGTGTTGGTGTCAATGCAGAAATTGAATATGCTAAGAGTAATAATATTCCTGTTCATTATATATTATGCAATGATTATGTAGAGGTCGATGGTGGCTCAGTATAAACTCTATGACTTTCTTAATGACTTGAACTTTGGCAAGAAGAACATTCTGCGGAATGATTGGTTAGCCGAAAAGGATTATGCTCCGTTTATAATTAATCTTGGTATGTCATTGCACCCATCTTCAATTATGTATGCTAATGACATGAATCAACGACATCAATTATCCAAACATATGAATTATGATTATTATATTCATGCTCTAAATAAGCAAAAGAGATTTGGTGCATGGCCTAAAAAGCCAAAAGATTCTAATCTTGATTTAATCAAACAATACTATAAAGTCAATAATAATCGAGCAATCGAGTATTTGGAATTATTATCTGATGAAAATCTCCAATTAATGAGAAATAAAATGTCTAAAGGTGGCCGTGATTGACCAGTTAATCAAATTATAAATATTCTAATAATAATAATAATTTTAGGATATTAAAATGAGTGGAGTTGTTGATTGGACACCGAGTGATATGGTTGAGGTGATTTTAAAGGATAGTGATTCTTTTTTATTAATAAAGGAAACACTAACCAGAATTGGTATAGCATCATACAAAACTAAAACTCTATGGCAATCTTGTCATATATTACACAAACGTGGTAAATATTATATAGTCAGCTTTAAAGAGTTATTCTTGCTGGATGGTAAGCCGTCCACATTCTCTTTAGATGATCAGAATAGACGATATGGTATTGTTAAATTATTAGTTGATTGGGGTCTCTGTAGTGCAGTTGAGTCTTTGCCTGAATTCGAGGAAAATCCAAGAGTGAAGGTATTAAGGCATTCTGAGAAGAAAGATTGGTATTTAGAGAATAAGTATTCAATCGGAACAAATTAACATTTTGTTACATTTATATAATGTACAAAATTCTATAGTGTGATATAATAGTATTATGGGATATATTAACAATTAAACTGGCACACAAATGAAAATATATGTAGATTTAGATGGCGTTCTAGCAGATTTTGAGACTGGGTTCAAGCAGAAATACGGCAAACCAGTATCTTCAGTTCCAGATGCAGAATTAGGTAAGAAATATAAGACTGGGTTTGCTAAAGACAAATTCTTTTTAAATCTACCATTATTTCCTGGCTCTAAGCAGTTTATTAATAAGCTTAAAGATGATCATGATATTGAATTTCTTACTGCAGTATCAGAATATGATAGTAAAGAGAATGCTAAACAGAAAAAAATATGGGCCAATAAACATTTTCCAGGTGTTCCTTTCAATTGGGTTAATAAATCTCACGAAAAATATAAATTTGCAAAGCCTGGTGTTCTTCTTATCGATGATAGAGAAAAGAGCACAAAACCATTTGCTAGGGCCGGCGGCAAAACTATATTACATACAAAATTCAATAAAACATTAGAGAGACTTAAAACAATGTCAGAAACTACAATGAAAACATTTTCTGAATTCCTTCTGTTATCTGAAGTAGCAATCCAGTTCGGTAAAAAAGCTTATCCAAAATTTGGACAAGTTGTTATCCTTGCAGGTGGAGCGGGCTCTGGTAAGGGTTTTGTTTCTGATAATTTATTATCAATTGAAGGCAAGACTTTTGATGTTGATGAAATTAAAAAATTATCTATGGCTAGCACTATGTTTGCCGCAAAGGTCAAAGAAGAAACTGGCGTTGATTTAAAGAAAATCAATCTTAAAAATTCAAAGGATGTTGGGATTCTTCACAATATTGTTGGAGATCTTTATAAATTAGATAAGAAAATATTAAATACTAGTAATAAGAGTGTTTTATTAGCTCACCCTGATAGAAAACCCAATCTTATATTTGATGTTACACTTAAAGATATGGCCAAACTTGATACTATTACTGCAAATCTTGAAGGCCTTGGGTATAAAAAAGAAGATGTTCATATTGTTTGGATTATGAATAAGTTTGATGTAGCTGTTGATCAGAACCAAAATAGAGCTAGAGTTGTTCCAGAGGAAATTATGTTTGCATCTCACGAGGGTGCATCATTAACTTTTGCTAAGATACTTTCAATGGGAAGTAAATTAAAGAAATATATGAATGGCGATATCTTTATTGCATTTAATCAAGTTAAAGTTGATTCTGATTTGGCAAAGTCCAAAAGAGGCGGCCAATATGTAACAGATGCAAATTATATTCAAGTGAAAGAAAAAGGAAAATCACAAACTCCTTTAAACAAATTAGATAAACGAGTAGTTGACAAAATTAGGGATTATGTACCTAAAACTATTACTTGGGGTTAATTAATTTTATAATGAAATAGGTGAAAATATGTTACCATTAATTGGAATACATGGCAAGGCAAACTCCGGCAAAGATACTTTGGCCGATATGTTAATAAAGATGGATAGTGCAGACGGGATGCGATATTCATTTGCAGATCCAGTAAAGCTAACAGCATCCAGCATGTTCGGTATACCAATCGAGCATTTCTACGAAAGAGAAATAAAAGAAATTGACAATGTTTTCTGGGGCATTTCCCCACGAAAGATGGCCCAAATCGTCGGCACTGATATGGCCAGAAATTGTTTTGATGATCAAATATGGATTAAGCGAGCGCATATAGAAATCAATAATCTGCCTCGTATTTCTCCATGGTTAAAATTTGTTGTTATACCAGATGTCCGCTTTGAAAATGAGGCGGACTTTATTCGGCGAAATGGCGGTAAGTTAATTCATATTACTCGCCCAGACCAGCGGGTTATTCAGGAATCAGATCACGAATCTGAAAATGGTATTACATTCAAAGACGGAGATGTGCAGTTTGTAAACGGAAGTACTTTAATGGAGCTAGAAATCCTAGCTAAATCTTTTTATTTATATGAAATTGAAAAGGATGAACATGCAAAAGAACTTATCGAACAACTACTTGACGAAACGCCGGAGATTAAAAGGTCGTATCAATAAAGAAAGAGCAATCCAAAGAAAACGTTAAATTAATTATGAGATGCCAAGGACGGCAATTGAGGAAAATATATGTCATTTTTTGTTAATGCAGTTCCATATGGTAATACTATGCTCGTCAGAGAAGTTGATGAAGATGGTAGTACTCACCAGTATAGAACAAAGTACAAACCAACACTCTATATACCTACTACAAAACCAAATTCAATATACAAGAGTATCCATAATATTCCATTAGAACCAAAGAAATTTGATTCAATCCGCGAAGCCAGAGAATTTTCTGATACTTATGCTAATATCGATAGTTTCAAAGTGTATGGAATGAATAAATATGAATTACAGTTTTTAGCAGATAGATATAAAAATATAAATTATGACACATCTAAGATTAAAAAAGCTTTGGTTGACATCGAAGTATTTTCACCCGATGGGTTTCCAAAACCCGAGGAAGCAAAGTATCCGATTAATGCTATTACTTGGTATGATACTGCTTCTAACACATATCGCACTTACGGTTTAAATAAACTTCCAACAAAACTCTGGTATCCAAAGGAATCGGAGTTAGACTATGCTGCTGATATTAAGTACAAAATGTTTACAAGAGAGGATGATTTATTAAATGCATTCATCGACGATTGGCAAGCAGATTATCCACATGTATTTTCTGGATGGAATAGTGAGGGTTTTGATGTACCCTATTTAATTAATAGAATGACTGCCATTATTGGCGAAGATCGAACTCGGTTATTATCTCCGTGGAAAATGCTAAAAACAAGAAAGGGCAGAGATAACTATAATAACGAAGTAATTAAACATAATATTGTTGGCATTGCCCAACTGGATTATCTTGAACTTTATAAGAAGCACACATTCGAGAATCAAGAGTTTTATACGCTTGACCATATATCTCATGTTGAGTTGGGTGAAAGGAAACTAGATTATTCAGAAGTAAAAGGACTACACGAACTATGGGAAACAAATTATCAGAAGTTTATTGATTATAATATAAAAGATGTTGAATTGATTAAACGTCTTGATGAAAAACTTAATCTATTTGGTATAGTATTTGATATTTCATATTTTTCATTAATTAATTATGAAGATACTTTTAGCCCAGTAAAAACATGGGATGCTATTATCAATTCCCATTTGGGTAAATCTAATATAATTATTCCATACGAAAACTTCGGTGGTAAATCTGAATCGTTTGCTGGTGCTTATGTTAAATCACCAAAACCTGGATTATATAAATGGGTTGTTTCATTTGACTTAGTATCTTTATATCCATCTATTATCAGACAATGGAATATTGGGCCTGATACAATAGTTGATTCAAATAATTATGGCGATCATGTTGAAAAGCTTTTGAACAAATCAGTTCAATTAAATGACAATACTTCATACGCCGCAAATGGTGTTGAATTCAGCACAGATAAACAATCATTTATGTCTGAATTGATGGAATGGCTATATAATGAAAGAAAGGATGCAAAACAAAAATCATTTAATTGTGGACAATCTGGTGATGAAAAAGGCAAAGCACTATTCCACACCAGGCAAATGGTTTTAAAGATTTTACTCAACTCTGCATATGGCGCCCTAGGAAATCAATATTTCCGATTTTTCGATTTAAAATTAGCTACAGCAATTACATTATCAGGTCAATTGGCTATTAAGTGGATAGCAAAAACTCTCAATGAGTATTTTAATAATTTACTTTCTACTACTGATATAGAATATGTAATTTATATCGATACTGATTCGGTTTATTTAAATATGGAATCGTTTGTTAAAAGATGTGTTCCTGAAAATTCAAATAACCATGAGATCACTGAATTTTTAGATAAGTCGTGTAAATATCTTGAGAAGAATATTATTACGCCCTCGTACCAAAAATTATCTGATTATCTTGGTTGTCGTGAACAATTAATGATAATGGATAGAGAGGTTATTGGTTCTACTGGAATCTGGACTGCTAAGAAACGTTATGCTATTAATATGTATGATAAAGAGGGTGATAGATATAAAGAGCCTAAATTAAAAATCATGGGTCTAGAGACAGTTAAGAAAGATTATCCAGAGATTTGTCGAATAGCATTAAAAGAATCTATTAGAATTATATTACAAGAGACTGATAACGATAAACTGATAAGTTTTATTGATAAATTTAGTGATTTGTATCACACTTCTGATTATAAAATCATTGCTCAAACAAAATCTGTATCATATGTCTCTAAATATTATGATAGTAAAACTATATTTAAAACTAAA